GGCAGTGGGTCGCGGGAGGGGTCGTCCTGGCCTGTTGTTTTGTGGCCGGGCTGGTGTGGGCAGCAAGCCGTAAAGGGTTTGGGCCGCTGGCCTGGTGGCGGAGGAGAGCCCGCAGGAGGAGGCGGGTCGACTTCGACGTGTATGCGGACGTGCTGCCGGTCTTGGCTAATCCTGAGACCGCGGAGGTGGTGTACCAAACGCTGGTTGAGAAGCAGCAGTGGCTGGACATGTATATGGCAGCCGAAGTCCCCATGCCGCCGTCGCTGGGCAGCGTCAACTGTCCTATGTGCCTGGCGGCTGTGCTGGCGCTGAACCCCACTGATGCCATGTATAAGTATGTGGTGGCTCATGAGGCTGCGGTGACGAGCAAGGTTGGGCATGTGCAGTGCCCTTTTGCCGGAGGCACTTCTTTCGGTGTGGTGGCATACCACATTCGTAGGGCCTCTCGCCCACCCCCCACGCGAGGCCGCGGGCAAGCAACTCCAGCCCGTGGAGCAGTCTTGGAGGGGCGGAAAGAAAGGGCAGCCAAACATGCTCAAAGTGGGGATACTGACGTCGCCCCACTGTTGTGGGGGATGGAGGAGCAGAGAAGGCAGTTGGTGGAGCGGTTGGACCGGATCCAGGAACTCATGCTGTACAGCGAGTTGGATAGGGAAGACCACGACATCGCCATTCACCGTAACAGTTGGGCTGACGACACAGAGGAAGAGTTCGAGCTGACGTTGGCAGTGTCATTGCTGGACCAGCAGATGGCGGCCATGCAGGCGCGGCACCCCAATTGGAACCTCGGGCGGGGCGAGGAGGATCGCGAGCGTGAGGAAGATTCCCACGACCGTGCCACATCGTCACGTTATGAGGCTGTGGGGGGTGGGGGGACGTCCCCCCAGATGGTTGAGGTTGCCGTGCAGTGTGACGGACCCTGGGAGGAAGAGCCCCCAGCGCTCGCCACGCTAACACGAGAGGAGGTGGAGGCCATTGCGTCGACTGTGTTTGAGGGGCGCATGGCCGACCAGTTGGCCGCCATCCAGCGTGGGGCCCGGGAGAAGGAGAGGATCGCGCGTGAGCTGGAGGAGTGTGAGGCCAGCTACACGATCCAGGCCACGCGAACGTACGAGGCCGCGGTCAACCAGACGCATGCCCTGCAGAGACAGTTGTTTGAGGGCTTGCAGAAAGAGGCTCGTAAGGCTTTACTGAAGTGTGGCAGGACAGGGACCATAGATGCATGCGGCGAGTGCGAAGCATGCGAGTGGAATGCCCTGATCCATACCACTTTGCCTAGGAAGAAGCCTTCCGCAAGATTGGAAGGGGGGCCAGCGGCAACGTATGTGTTCAGTGACGATGAGAAGGTCGTGGTGACAGCCGATAAGGCAGAGATTGAGGCTTTGGTGGCGCAGCAGTACGCCGCTTCCCCCATAGCTTGGACTGAGCATAACGTTAGGCATTGGCAGATGGCCTCCACCCCCCCGGTGGTCCCTGAGGCGCGCGTCAGCGCAGCAACAAGGGCCAAAAGGGTGGAAAAGAGGCTTGAGTCTGCCATGCCTGGCTCGGTCAAGACCGCCCATGGGCGCAGTTCCGCGCTTGTGGCCCGTGGAGGGGACCGGCGTGGTGCAGTTGTCACAGTGGAAGGTGCAGGAGACGGCACGCGGCTGGTTCTCCTCACCCACAGGCACCTGTACCAGGGGGAGGCGGTTGTGGACAGCGTTTGGTCCGTGGGAGACCCCGTGGATGTGTACCTCTGGGTGGACAAAGGTCCCCCCCGGAGTGGGAAAATTACAGCCATTGGGTGCCCTGCCGATGAGGAAGGCGCTAGAGACCAGATGTGGTTGTACACCGACATCCCTGGAGCGGGGGTCCCGCCCATGAATGTGCACCCGGGCAAGGTCAGGAACGACATGCCAGTGACCGTGGTCACGGCCTCTGTGGCTGACACTCCGACAGGCGTGCAGTTGCAATGGGAGGAGTCCCTTGGGGCTGTGGTGGGGAGTACGGCGCGTGAAGTCTACTACACAGCCACGACAGAGTTGGGAGACTGCGGTTTCCCCGTTTATGGTGCCAATGGCAAGATCCTCGGGACCCACAGGTGGGGGAACGTCCGTTGTGGATCAGTACTCGCCAATGGGGGGGAGAGGTTCGTGAAACCCAACAGGCCCAAAAACGGAGCCTGCGTGGCCCCTCCTTTTGACCCGCACCCAGTGCAAGAGGTGAAGCTACAGGGGCGTGTGGTAGCCCCGGGTAAGCTAATGGGGTTCAAGCTGCCGGACAAGTTCCGGATGCAGGAGAACTTGAAGGTCTACCCCCTGCGGGCGGACAAAAACTTGTTGGGCCTGGTGCCCAAGCACCACATGGCGAAGCCCAGTACGGCCATGAATCACGCTGAAGTTCAGAAATTCGGGGATAAGCTGTCCTGTGTCTTCGACCAAGAGTTGTTCAAGAAGGCCGTGGTGGCGGCCATCTTGTATGACCAGTTTGATCCCATAGCCACGCCTTATGTGGAGCCTACTGAGGAGATCCTCACCCAGAAGTTGGAGGAGATGGACTTGCAAAGGTCCGCCGGCAACACTGCCGAGTCCTTGACTGCCGCACAGTACCTGCTTGTGTTGGGTGCTGGGGACATCGAGGCCGGTAAGCGAGAAGTCGTGGCGAGGACCAAGCGTTTGTACGATTCCATCCTACTTGCGGGTGGGGAAACCGACCCAGACAAGCTCCCAGAGGGGTGTGACAAGATATTGATGATGGACTGCTCCGTGTGGAGTGTCATTGGGAAGGCCGATGGGTACAAGCCCAAAAAGCTGCCAGTGGATGGACACCACGGGACAGGCCGTACAATCCAGGCTCCTACCTTGGAGCTCAAGCTCCTGTGGCTGGCTTGTTTTGGGGACAATGACAATGCTTGGGTGCACAGGGGGGGGACCCCCACGTGGGTGCATGCAGGCGAGAATGCCGATTTGCCAGTCCATTGGACAGTCAAGGCAGCCTTGAAGAAGTGCCTGGGCGCGTTTGCAGGCGATCTGACCGGGTTTGACCGGTACATGTTGCGCCAGATGGTGCAAGCATTCTTTTGGTACTACCTGCCACAGGTGTGCCCGGGAGTGCCTCCCTTTTTGATGAGGTGGATGGCCGAGGTGACAGCTTCTGGCCCTTTGCTGATGTCCGATGGGGTGCTGTACCTTAGGACCCGGGGGAACCCTTCTGGGTTCATGAACACGTTGAGGCTGAATTGCGTGGTCCACTTGATGTGCACTGCGTATGCGGTCATGCGCCGCAGGAGGGATGAGGACCCCATGCGGGCAGCCGTTTTCATGAAGGATGAGATGTACCTGCAGATGTGTGGTGACGACTCGCGACACATGGCCCTGACTCCAGAAGCGGCGGAGGTGCTGGACTTGGAGCACGGTGGGGCCGGGTGGCTTGAAGTGTGGGACGTGGAACTCCCGTGGGAGGTGAAAGTGGAGGGCTGCGTGTTCTTCCCAGCCGACACGAGTATGCCCGACAAGTTGTGTGGGTTCCCCCCTATGGTGTCCCGCAGGTTCGTGGACATGCGAGGGGTCCTGTTTGAGCCGCTCTACAATGTGTCCCGCGTGTTGAAGCGGTTGGCTTCTGAACAAGGCCGCGATGCTGAGCTGGAGAATGAGCTGGTGAGGTCGGCCTTTTCTACCCTGGCCTTGCTGGTGTGGTGGCGAAAAATGGGGTGGTACCACTCCGCTCCGTTGGACTTCCTGGTGAGGGAGTTCGGCACGCCCGAGATCGAGGCCCAGGTCGGCCAGCAGGTGGCGGGGTTGTATGGTTGGGTCACGAGGCAGTCCCCCCCGTAATGTTGTTG